CGCTTCATCTCTTCGATGGCGGCGTATAAATCGATTGTATCCATGTGCCTTATTTTTTACCTGTAAAGGAAAGGAAGGAGGCTAAAAAAGGAAAAGACACCAAAAAACAGCGGTTTACACGGTCGTTTTTTGGTGATGATTTCCGTCAAAAGGTTTAGGGAGAGTGTTTTAAGCCAGAAAAAATTCGCAAACAAGAAAACAGACATGCTCCGGAGCGCGTGCCGCTCAGAAAGGGAAAGGCAATTGCCTCTCCCCGTTTTGGGTGAAATATGACAGAGCGGGCTTGTAACGGGTAGGGAGTCAGTCTTCCCCGAAGCCAGGGACGTAGGGGTTCGCACCACCGGCTTGCAGTTTCACGATGTTGCGCCACCTCTTGCGCATCATCAGGTACTTGAAAGCATCGGAAAAGTTGGTGGAGAGCATGGGTAGCTTCTTCGGTGCAAGTTTCTCGCTTTTCTTGACCTTGAAGACGATTTTTTCCGTACCTGAATAGCGGATACCGGCGGGTGCTTTCTCGATACTGCTCACCAGCTCCTTACAGTTGACGGCATCGACCAGCAGGCGTGGCAGTTTCTTGCCGCCCTCTTTCATCAGCTCTTGCATGAAGCCGTATTCTTCGGCTTGGGGTATGTTGCTCTGGCGGCGGCTCATCAGACAGACTGTCCATCCTGTGCGCACACCATCGGCATCCTTTTCGATGGCATCTTTTATCTTACGGGCGTAGTCTTCACCTTGGCGGGCAAAGTTGTTACCGGCTCGGTCGTAATACAGGTTCAGCTCCTTGCAGGAGTGGGGAGCAAAGAAGCGCAGGAAGCGGTCGGCCAGTTCGCGGAACCATCCGGGCGGTATCTCGTAGATATTCTTCAATACCCGGTAGGTGTTGCCCCGTTGTTGACCGATCACGAAGGAGAGCATGTTACCAAAGTCCACGCCCCCGTCGAGCGGCTGGTCGTCTTGCAGGTACTTGAGTCTGGTACAGCTGTCGGCAGGCAGGCCGTCCGGCGAACCGTCGTAGTATTTGTGTTGTTCGCCAAACAGGAGGTAGAAGCGGATATCTTTGCGTAGTCCGGGGCGCATGCCCAGTACCGACTTGCAGAACTCGTGGAACTCCAGCGTCCCGTTATAGAGGTTGAACAGGTAGTCGGGGGTTAGGATGTCGACGTTGACCAACGAAGAAGCGTTCAGGACGTAGGTTTGCCCCCGACGCAGTTTGGTCAGCCCTTGGTCATAATAGGTTACCTCACGGGCCAGGCGGCGTAGGGTACGGTCATTGGGGGCCTCCCTGGCGCGTTCTTTCTCTAGCCGGAGCAGTAGGTCGTTGCGCACGAAGGCGGCCTGGCAGATCGCTACGATCCGGTCGGGGCGCATGTTGGGCAGGTAGCGGAAGAACCAGTCGTATTCCCCCTCGTTGACATCGGGCATGTCGGTCGAGATGGTAAGGCCCAGGAACAGGTGGGAGTGGCCGAACGATAGCGAATCGCCACGCAGGATTGGCATGGCACGGTTCACTTTATCTTCACGGTCGAACTTGGCTTCATCGTAAAAGAGGTGCACGACCGACTTACCTGCCAAGAGAGAGGGACGATCCAGTGACCCCAGGAAGATGACGCACCCGTTCCAAAAGGATATCACGTTCCGGTAGTCGTTGACGATGATCGAGCAGTGCGAACGCCACTCACGAGGCGGTATCTTGCAGAAAACGTAGTGCATCCCCTCATACATCCCCATCAGTTGCCAACCGTGCTGCACGGCGGGCATGATGTTGTCTTTCAGGCTGGAGTAGCTGCTTGCCACGAAGGCAAGGGGTGCACCCGGCATGGCGTGCACGCAGCGGTAGGAGCGGCGTGCCTGTACCACGGTACTTTTCGACATACCGCGCCCAGCTACGACGACAAGCACGGTGGTATCGATGAAGTCGGTCAGTAGCTGCACGTGGTGGGCAAACTTGACGGCGATGTCGTCATTCACCGCTATCTTCTTCGCTAAGTTCTTCGATGTCATAGAGCATACGTTTTTTGAGGTTGAACTTCTTCAGCCCGGCATCCTCTTTCAGGTTGTCGCGCACGGTGGTGGATAGTTCCGGTATCGAATCAATGAAAGCGTCCAATTGCTTGCGGTCGATGGCCGGAAGCCCTAGGTCTTCTCGGTTGGCCGTGTAGATGTCGACGCGCTTCTGGTTGAGTAGTTCTTCTGGGATATCTGCCTCCTTGGGTTTGAAGCAACCGCGATATTCGCCCGCCAGCTTCAGGAGGTTACGGGCTTCCTTCACGTCACCGCTGGCATACATCTCTTCGGCCCATGCTTCGCATTTTTCGGCATAGAGGTTGCAGAAGGCTTCGGCTGATATTTCGCTACGCTGGTAGAAAAAATTGATCGCATCGGTGTAGACCTGTCGCGCCATCCAGTCGGACAGCCCGTATTGTTCGCTCTTCAGCAGCTTTATTATCCCGGCTTTGGTGACGTACTTGTTTTGCTTTTCGAACTTCATCTTGGCCGTCAGGCCACGCACCATGTCCATGAGATAGAAATATTGCCGTTCGGCTTCGCTCAGCGTGTCGAGTGACCCGGTCGAGAGGATGGCGTTCAGTCGGTCCATGGATACGCGGTCGAGATTCAGGCGAGTAGGCTTGATAGTCGGTATTTCTTCCATATCAGGCTCCTTTCTTGCGTTGTTCGATCTCATGGTCGCACAGTTCCTTTACGGTGATCCATTCGCGCATTTGCGCTTCGAGCTTCAGCCGTTCTTCATCGGAGGTGGCTGCGGTGATCTTTGCCCGGTATTTGGAGATGTTGCTGGCAGCGTTCTTGCGCCGTTGAACAAGGTTGAAGTCCGTCAGTGTCTTGTATTCCTGCCATTTCAGGTACTTTGCCACTTTGGGGTGGTTGCCCAGGAGCGTGCCGTTCTCTTGGTAATGGGTGAGTTCTTCCCAAATCTGGCGGTCGTTCAGGTACTCTTCGACGGCAGTGGCGGCCAGTGGGGCGGTGTCATCCATGGGCGCATCGTCGGGGTGGCCTGCCAGTGTGTTGTGGGCTTCGCGGTAAGCATCGTAAGAGGCGAACATGTCGTTCACCAATAGCTTCAGCACATCGGGGCAATCCTTTGACTTCAAGAAGGTAAAGCGGTCGCGGAAGCGTATTCGTTCGCACTCCTTGGGACTGACAGGGTCAAGGTGCGGTACAGCGGGCGTATCGCTAGTTCCGAGGTGTGGTTCTACTGGTGGCGGTGTGGCACCGGGGATGGTGACATGGCGTTCCAGGTGTTCGAACTCATAGACGGACAATCCGGCCAGACGGCGTAGTTCTTCGTAAAGCGTGAGGCGCATCATGCGGCTTTCGGGTCGGTTCAAGAAGGCGCGGCGGAGGGCGGTGTTGCGCCCGTAGCGTTCATACAGGGCCACGCCTTCGGCATAACAGCGTGCGCCGGACAGGTAGTTTTTGATGATATTCTTCATATTGTGGGTGTTTTCCGGCAAAGATAGGCTTCAGGCATGAGGTACTGAAAAGA